GGCTCCCCCGGTTAAGTCTATTATTTCTTCGGAAATATTTAAAATGGGCCTTCTGCCCCTTTTTCTTTTGGTGTATATTGCTTTCAATCCGGGCTTATCCGGTGCATCAAACAGTCCCGGCTGACGACATACAGATTGATGCACTTAACTTGTATGTAAGGAAACATCATGGGATTTGCAACACACCTTGGCCCTTGGCTGCTCGGCACTGTTAAAAACACTACTGGCACCACTGCTGGCACGATCCGCAACATGGGCGCAACTGTTGTTACACAGACTGGCCTGACCACTGTTAGCGACACCACTGCTACTACAGAATTTGTCTTGCCTGCTGGCGCACAAATCATAGAGTTTTTTGTAGACATTACCACCGCTTACGCTGGTACTACAGGTAACACCATCACCATCCAAACCGCTGCCGGTTCTTCTTTGGCTACCGTTGGTAGTGCATCGACTACACCTTTGGCTGTTGGCCGCGCAACTGTTGCTGTTACAGGCGCACAGATCGGCACATACTTGAACGTTGGTACATCTGACTTAGTTATCCAAGCAATTTACGCTTGCGCTGGTACAGCCAGCGGCGGCGCTGCTACGATTACATGCGTGTACGTCGTCAAAGGCTCTGATGGCGCTGCTAACCCCAGCCAAGCTTAATTAGTCTAGGGGGCTTCGGCCCCCGTTTACAAGGAGATTAATTATGATGCAAACAGACGTACTGCTAACGCAACCGCTTGGCAGTTCAAATACGTTTAAAACGCAAACCGGCGCTGTGCTTGGCCCATGCCGTATCAAAGCAATCTATGGTACTTCTGCTACCGCTGCTGGCACATTAGTTTTGTACGATGGTACTAGCGATGCGGGTAAGCCAATTGGCACGATCAGTACCCCCACTGCGGCAAACCAAGGTACGTATTACATTTTGATGCCCGGTGAGGGTGTTAAGGTTTATACAGGTATTTACGCCGTTATTACTAACGTTGATTCAGCGATGATTATTTATGGCTAAGTCTCCAGCATGGCAACGCAAAGAGGGCAAATCCGAGAAGGGTGGCTTGAACGCCAAGGGGCGAGCCTCGTACAACGCGGCCAACCCCGGGAAACCGGGACTGAAGCGTCCTCAACCCGAGGGCGGCTCACGGCGCGACTCTTTTTGCGCCCGCATGAAGGGGATGAAAGCGAAGCTGACCAGCGCAAAGACAGCCAACGACCCGGATTCACGGATCAATAAGTCTTTGAGAGCGTGGAACTGTAAGGATGGGGGCTATGTAACTGCGGCTGATGGCTGCGCTACAAAAGGCAAGACAAAAGGGCGGATGGTATGACTCAGCACGACACAGCCAAAGCAGTTGCAGATGGCGCAGCAGTCTTAACAACTGTTGGTGTTATGGCTACGTGGCTTCCGCCTCTAGCTTCTCTGTTCACGATTATTTACCTTGGACTTCGTATTTGGGAGTCTGATACTGTTCGTGAAATGACTAAACGCAAGAAGGCAGATAATGCCGTCGACGAGTAAGAAACAACACAATTTCATGGCGGCGGTGGCTAACAGTCCAAAGTTTGCTAAGAAAGTAGGAGTCCCACAGTCCGTGGGTAAAGAATTTTCTAACGCGGATAAAAACCGCAAATTTTCAAAAGGTGGTGATACTATGGCTTCCAAAATGAATGCTGGCTTCATGGCAATGATGGCTAAGAAAAAAGGTGCTCCTGCTAAGAAAATGGCTGGCGGCGGTATGGCAATGGGCAAAGTTAAAACAGCCGCCCCTAGCAAAGACGGTATTGCTGAAAAAGGCAAAACCAAAGGCAAAATGATCGCCATGAAAATGGGCGGCAAAACCTGCTAAAACCATGATGGCCAGCCGCGGTATGGGGGACATCGCCCCCTCTAAAATGCCCAAGGGCGTCAAGAAAGCCCGGCGGGACGACACTGACTTTACCCAGTACAAAGAGGGTGGGAAGGTGAATGCGGCTGGCAATTACACAAAGCCAAGTCTTCGCAAGAAGATTGTGTCTCAAGTAAAAGCCGCAGCAACGCAGGGTACTGGTGCAGGTCAGTGGTCAGCGCGTAAAGCTCAGCTTGTTGCCAAGAAGTACAAGGCGGCAGGCGGGGGTTACCGAGATTGAAAGCGCCCCAAAAATCATTGAAGGATTGGGGCGACCAAAAATGGAGAACCAAAAGTGGTAAAAAATCTTCTGACACGGGTGAAAGATACCTTCCAAGCGCTGCGATTAAAAGTCTCAGCCCTGCTGAGTACGCTGCGACGACCAAAGCAAAGCGGGCAGGAAAAGCCGCCGGAAAACAATTCGTAAAGCAACCAAAAACGATTGCAAAGAAAACGGCAGGATTTAGATGACTACTTCAGGACTCACCTCGTTTAACCTCGACCTCAACGACATGGTCGAGGAGGCTTTTGAACGGGCGGGTTCTGAGCTTCGTACGGGCTACGACCTGCGCACTGCTAGACGATCACTTAATTTTCTCTTTGCAGACTGGGCAAACCGTGGTATTAACATGTGGACGTTCGAGCAGAACACCATTACGTTGGTAACGGGACAACCCACCTACGCACTGCCTGACGATACGGTTGACCTGCTTGACCATGTTATTAGAACCAATGCCAACGTGACCAACAATCAGGCCGACCTAACGATTACGCGGATCAGCATGCCCACGTATGCCACCATCCCAAATAAATTGATCCAAGCGCGTCCTATCCAAGTTTGGGTACAGCGTTTGACGGGTAACTCCAATGTTCTAACAGGCAAAGTCCAAGCCACAGTTTCGGCTACCGCCACATCCATACCAATTACAACGCTAGCCGGTGTTCCTACCGCAGGGTTCATCACAATTGGTACAGAATTGATAGCGTTTAACGAGACTACCCCAGCAAGCGGGTCTACGCCAGCATACTTACTGAATTGCGCACGCGGTCAAGACGGAACTACTGCAGTGCAGCATGATACAAACGATGCCATTAGCTTGGTTCAAAAGAACAGCATCACTGTGTGGCCAACCCCCAATGCGGGAACTACGTACCAGTTTGTTTACTGGCGCATGCGCCGTATTCAGGATGCTGGTGGCGGCACTAAGACCATGGACGTCCCATTTCGCTTTGTGCCCTGCTTGGCCGCTGGGCTTGCTTATTATATTGCTTTGAAAGTTCCAGAAGGACTCCAGCGTTTGGACGTACTGAAGCAACAATATGACGAAGCTTGGGAACGCGCCGCAGGCGAAGACCAAGAAAAAGCATCCGTGAGGTTTGTGCCCCGTCAGATGTTCATTGGAAGCGGCACCTAAATGGGCAATCGTTTTTCGTCCGGCAAGAACGCCATTGCGGAGTGTGACCGCTGTGGGTTTCGTTTTAAGCTGCACGAATTACGTAAAGAAATTATCAAGACTAAGAACTACAATCTCTTGGTCTGCAATATTTGTTGGGATCCCGATCAGCCGCAGTTGCAGTTGGGCATGTACCCAGTGGATGATCCACAGGGCGTGCGCGATCCTCGTCCCGACTTGAGCTACTACCAGTCTGGTAATACAGGCTTGCAAATTGCGTTGACTAACAGCACGTCAACTGAGGCTGCAGGTTTGCCCGCTGAAGGTAGTAGGATTTATCAGTGGGGCTGGAACCCTGTTGGTGGAGCAAGTAATTTTGATACGGCTTTGACGCTAAATTACTTGGTAGTTAACGTAGAAGTTGGTACAGTTACAGTTACAACGACATAAGGAGTCGAACATGGCTAAAAGTGATTCAAAAGAAGACATGAAAATGGACTTGGCGCAAGACAAGAAGATGATTAAGTCTGCTGTGGGCAAACATGAGAAAAACATGCACCCCGGTAAAACACCTACAAAGCTCAAAGCTGGCGGCAAGACTAACAGCGACATGCTCAAGTATGGCCGCAACATGGCTAAAGTAATGAACCAGCGCTCTGTTGGTCGTGGAGGCTAATCATGGCTACATACAGACAACCCAAAAAAGAACCCAACGTTATTGTTGGCGAGATGCCTGTCAAGCAAGCTTTGAAAGCCAACATGTCCTTGGCCAACGAGCGCAGCAATCCTTACCCCGGCACTAAAACGTCTGGCATTAAGATTCGCGGCACAGGTGCGGCGACTAAAGGTGTGATGGCACGCGGCCCGATGGCTTGAGGTAGACATGAACTATACGCAGCTTAGCAACACTATTCAGGCATATACGGAAAACACGGAGTCAAACTTCGTGGCGGAGATCCCTGTTTTTGTGACGCAGGCTGAGCAGCGTATTTACAATTCGGTTCAGTTCCCCTCAATTCGTAAGAATGTCCAAGGTTCAATGGCAGCAAACAATAAGTATTTGCAAGCGCCAACGGACTTTTTGGCAGTGTATTCTTTGGCTGTTGTTACGGATGTTACGGGCGGCGACATCAACACGGGAACGTACGAGTATTTGTTAAACAAAGACGTTAACTTTATTCGGCAAGCGTACCCCACTCCTGATGAAACAGGTGTGCCTCGGTATTACGCTTTGTTTGGCCCTGCGGTATCTGGTGGGACTGTTACGGACGAGCTAACGTTTATTGTTGGCCCAACCCCAGATCAGAACTACAAAACAGAGTTGCACTATTACTACTACCCAGAGTCCATCACAACTGCGGCTGATGGTCAAACATGGTTAGGTGATAACTTTGACTCTGTGCTTTTGTATGGCGCTTTGGTTGAGGCTTATACGTACATGAAGGGCGAAACCGACATGATGCAGCTTTACAACCAGAAGTTCATGGAAGCGCTTGCGTTGGCCAAACGTCTGGGTGATGGTATGGAGCGTCAAGATGCTTATCGCTCTGGTCAGTTCCGTCAGAAAGTAACCTGATATGTCATTGACCCAAGGCGCAACAAACACATTTAAAACTGGGCTGGCCAACGGCACGTTCAGTTTTAGCAATACGGCAGACACTTCGTACAAGATTGCTTTATACACGGGTGCAGCTAACCTTGGCCCTGACACAACGGAATACACAACTACGGGCGAAGCGTCTGGCGGAAGCTACACGGCTGGCGGCTCGACGTTGACAATTACACAAGTCCCAACGCTGGGTAACCAGACGGGATCAACGGCTGCGGCTTATTGGTCGTTTGCCAACGTGACTTGGACAGGCGCAATCACTGCCCGTGGTGCTTTGATTTACAAAGACTTGGGTGGCGGCAGCACCTTGTCTGTCTGCGTTTTGGACTTTGGTTCTGACAAGACGTCTACCAACTCATTTGTTGTACAGTTCCCCTCATCTACCTACAGCACCGCAATTTTAAGGATCGCGTAATATGGCACTTGTAAATACGACCAAAGGCGAAATGGACGATTCTCTTCTTGAGAAAAAAGAAGGCATCGTTGATAATGATAACGAGTACACCACTTGGGTGGAGTATTGGTTGGACGGGGAACTTGTGCACAGATCCGCGC